CGACCTCTAATTATCGGGAATAGAGAATGATCCCATGCTCAGGAAGCTATTCCTTTCCATCATATAATGATGAAATGGAATATTTTCGATATCGTTCCAAAAGGGAATTATAGTCCAAGAATGTTGATTCTTTGACATAAGATCCTAATTTGAAATGATCGACTATATCCTTAAGCATACGTTGTTTTTCCTCAAAAACAACTCTACCATAGTGAAAATACTCACTATTAGCACTTTCGATTACAGAAATTAATTGTTCTTCCTCTGTTATAGATTTGGATGGAATCCAAACACATAGAGATTTAACAATAGATTCTTCATCTAAAGGTGCTAAGTGAGTCTGGGTTTCTTCATTCCACAGCCAATTTCTTTTTAGAAAACTGGTGTCGTACACTGAACTGTAAGGGACGCTTTCCGCTTCCTTATAAGCCATTGTGTATTTGACACCAATTGTCGCCAAAGCATCAGCTATTGAAGTATGATTAAACCACGGTTTCGCTGTAGATACATTGAATTTATTATCGTCTCCATAAGTAATGAGATTAACATTCTCTTTGAAAGAATCAATCTCTTTATCAGGATTCAATAAATAATACGCATATCTTTGGTAGAGCGAGTTTACAAGACTGTTAATAATAACAGTCAGAGGATGACCAGAAGGATTACTTCCGAAAAATCTAATTAAATCTCCATTGAAATCTTGAAAAGCAAAAGCTGTATCATATGCGATTCCTTGGATGACTTTTAAATCTTCTTCCGTAAAATTTCCGGTCTCTTTACTAATATCAATAATAATGTCGAAAGCTGCTAATATAAAAGCAGCAGCCATCTTCTTATCGAATTTAGCAAAGTCACCAGCAACGCTCTGGTCTTTACCGAATTTCGTCAAGTACACAAATAGGTCTTCCCATTCACTACTCTGAGCAATAATGCCCGGAGCAGCTTCAAAGAGTAACTGATTCTCTTGTACAACACGAATAAAGGACAATAAGTACTTTCGTACTATAATGATCCAAGGGAAATTAGCACCGGAGAAAACTCTCGTTTTTCCAATGCTAGCTTTCTTCTCAGAAACAGGTTCATCCTTTAAATGCGCGGTAAAAACGCAACCTGAAATTTCGCCATTTTTGTAGCGATCTAGCATCTCTTTGTAAACTTTCTTGATTTCATCATCAACATCTACGGGATCAGGTAACCCATGTTGTTCTGGGATGCTATGTATGTAAAATTTCTTACTCTTTCCAAAAGGAAAACCAGCAGAAGTATTTCGATTAATTTTGTCAACATAGTTGACACCTTTAGCTCCATTCACGGCTGTGAAGAAGTCATAAACGTGTAATTTATCTTTACTTTCTTTTGATAATCCTTTAAGAATATCTTTTACATAACTTTTTTGACACTTTAGAAGAATTTCCGGATCAAAACAATTATCAATGTTAATGCAATCTTGTGCAGCAATTCGCCATGGACGCCAATCCATAGCGGGCTTCACTTTGTCACATGTAATATTGTATTGTTCCTTTAGAAAATCCTTAATAGGTGTGTCAACCACTTTACTTTTATGTCTTGGTCTGAATTTGGTAAATGAACCGTACACTTGTGCGGTACCATTTTCCAAATATCTCATACAAGACTTAGGATGTAAAGCTGATAAAGTTGGATTATTATTCTCGGATTGTAACAATGGTGGATTACCACTAATTATAGTTTTTGAACCTAACATTTCTGTTATAAGTTCATCATCTATTTTAGTAGCAACAACAGTGTTATTAAAACCGACAATATGTATTCCAACAATACAATAACCTAATGCTGATTTTGCAATCAACACAGACCCACAATCTCCTTTTCGTGTGGGTTACTCAA